TCTATCTCTATATTAGTTATTTATATTTTTTTATGTTAAAATGTTAAAAATAAAATAAATATATAATAAGAGAGTACTGTTAGTATAAAAAATATATATATAAATATATAGTGGAGGTTTCTTTTTGTCATATTAACAGACATAAAAGAAAAGAAAAGGGACACGAAGCCCCTCTTCATTATCTTCAACCATTTAGAAAGGTAGGTCTGCATCTTCTTGAGCTGCTGCCGTTTCTTTCTTTGGTTCAGGCTTCCAAGTATCCACTGCGACATAATGAGTTTTCCCATACTCATCAGCCTCACGCTTTTCTTGTACCAGTAGCTTGATATACTTCTTTCCATTGTACTCGAAGATATGTTCGCTTGGTAAATCAGTTAAGCATAAGCTAACTGCCACTTGTTGTCCATCAAACTTGGACTTCCCATTTCCGACATAAATTTTGTCTGCCATAATTATTTATTTAATAAGATTTGTTCCAACTTTTCAGTTAATGCCTCATAGCAATCTAATGCATCGGCTCGTGTAGTAAGGTTGGTTGGAACTTTCAACCATACTGCACTTTCTTCTTTTCTCTTAAAGAGTTTCTCTATGAATGTAATCATCTATACTATCTATTGCGTTCTCAATAAAGAACTGATTATAAATTTCGACTGCCTTCTCTACCTTATCCTTTCCATTGTTTAAGAACTGGTCTGAGGGATAATACACGCCTAATTGTAGGGTGGTCTTATCAACCACATAAAACACTAATGGCTTATCAAACAACTGCTGATAGATATAAGCTTGGCTATCGTAGTTATACTTTCTTGCTGAATACTTGAACTCCTTGATGTTAGATGTTGTCTTAAGATCTATTAAAATATCCTCTGCAACTATATCTGCCTTACCCTTCCATTGAACTCCCATAATCTCTTGTACTGCTGGAACTTCATATTGATTAGAGTCATCGTAGATGGCATCATAAAATTCAAGATTGTTTTTCATTGATGCTATTGCTTTATCCATAGCTACCTTTTCCTTACTAAGCATCATCATCGGTAGCTTGTAGCTATCAACGACTTCTTTGTATTTCTTGGTGTTTCTACTTGCTACATCAACACAATTAAACTCATCTGAATGTACCTTGTGAGGTTCGAGCATAGCAGTGTGGAAATACCTACCAAGTAACATTGGTTTAGTCATCTCCTTTTGCTTTCTAAAATTCTTAGGATCATTAAGTAGTGTAATGATGTCAGAATTAGATAGCCACTGCTTGCCGAAATCTCCATAGTAGTTAGAGTCACTCTCTAACTTTTTCAATACATCTTCCATTAGATATGTTTTGAAAGTTCTTTCTTGACATTCGCCTTAATCTTGTACTTAACTTCAAGATTCTTAACAATCTTAGGTAAGCCAAGTTCTTTATTATCTACAATGTATTTGATAACTTTATCCCAGTTATCATCTCCAATATTTAACTCCATACTTGTAATAACCTTTGGCTTTGCTTTTGTTGGAGCAGTTGGCTGAGAGATAGTCTTATTCAAATCCTCTCCTATCCATAAAGATAATCCTAATCCGTGCATAGCTATAGCTTTAGCAGTAGACCTTTGAATAGCAGTATTTACATCCATAGAACTAACCTTATCAATCTTAATTGAGTTGTTACGAAAGTCCATAATCGGTAGGTAATCAATGTGTTCTAATCCATCAATAACAATACCCACCTTTACATATGCTGAATTACCATCTGTAAAGTAATTCAATCCAGTATGCTCACTTTCGTACACAATACGCTGAGCGGAAGGATGTTGTTCCTTAATTAAACTCCAAGCACTTGCCCAAGACAAGTAGCTAAACTTTCCTTTCTTCTCTACAAGATTTTTAATATCTATTGCAGATAACTTTTTGAAATTGTTTTTTTCCATTTTAATTTAATTTTGTTAATTGTTGTTGTCTATCAGAATACTTATTCAATATCTTCTCTCTTTGAACTTTAAGCCCTTTAATAAACTTATCGTTCTTTCTTGAGTTCATCTCTTGTTGTATTCTAAATTCTATCATATTAAGCTTACGCTTATATGTGTGCATTGAAAATATCAAAACACCTCTCTTCCATCCGTTTTGAGTAAAGATTTTCATCTCGTGATCCTCAACGCTGGAAAAGTAATCACCACCTTTATGGCAGTTTATTAATTCTATCTTATTGGGAAACTTCCTAATCATTACACCTAACTTAATCAAAGTTTCTTTGTTGTCAGAATAAGTTTTGATGGTTGATCTGTCGGTTACTGCCTCTTGATATATGTCTTCTATGCTATACATCGCTGATTTCTTTGACCAAGTCCTTAAAATCAGCATCGCTATCTATAAGTTGCTTTGCTTTCTTGTATCCGTGAATGATTGTAGAGTGTGTGACAGAGTGTCCATTGTCCTCCATAAATCTTTGAATATAAGATATTCTGATTGGTCTTTCCATGCAGAGATAGTAAAGCATTTGTCGTGCATCTACACAATCTCTTCTTCGTGTTTTGTCGAACATTTGGTCGAGGGATAGATGAAACTGCTCTGCTATTGCTTGAGCATATCTATTGAATACTTCCTTCTTCATTTGATTTGATTTGATTAGTCTGCTAATGTACAATTTTAATATAACTTTAGCAAGACTTGTTTATACTTTTTTATTTTCTTCCTTTCTGCATTGCACCCTATATAGTATGAGGTAGCCAATTAGATCTAACATTGTATCCTCAGTTTTATCGTTGAGTCCCATTGTCTTGATTCTACTTAACTTATCATCTATTCGTGCAAGAATACCCTCCTTTGCTGAAAGCTTTGAAAATATTTTTGGAGGATCATTGGCAGTATCTCCATATGCTTTGTTCTTTTCCAGTAGTAACATTACTACCTCTCTTGCTACTTCCTTAATTAGTTCATCAGTTTTCTTCATCTTACTTTAAATATTCGTTAATTCTACTTATACTTAGTTCCATCATCGTTGCGATACCCTCTTTAGAGTACCCCAACGAATGAAGAAATCTTGCTAAGTTTTCTTTAATTTTGGTTTCATCCTTCACAACATTTGTGTAGGTATTGTTATTACTATTTCTGTTCATCTTGATTTTTCTTAAAATTATCTACTCGCTTTTCAAATTCTTTATGTCGTACTTGTACTCTATAGTCAAAGTAAAGATATAAAGAAGTGTATGCAATACCAAGTATGCATAGTATTAATGTAATAGCATCTGATATATTCATAACTTATCTATTAATTGTTGTAGTTTTTGTATTAATCGTTTGTTGGGGAACGGCTTGAGTTTCTCCATTAATACCTTACGCCATAATATGATTTTTCTTATACTCCTTTTCATAAGTATCAGTTTTTAAGAACATATTTCTTAGCTTCTTCTAATGTTTTTCCAGCAAATTCGTGACTCCAATCCACATACCATCCGATGCCATCATCAAAGTTTGGATGATGGTCTGCAAGTTTGGTTAATGTTACTGGGTATCTTCCACCACAATCTATCTCTTCTTCTCCATTCCAAGTGGGTAAATCATATTGTACAACATTTATGAAGTCTCCTCCTTCAATAGATAGTTCAGCCCCCCATCCCGTTTCTTCCTCGAAAGTCCAAAACATATCAGGAAAGTCTTGAGCCATTCGCTTGATGATTAGTTCATCCATTGGAGACCAAGCAGTAGTGAAACGAAGTTGGTCATCATCAATCTCAAATTCGTAGCATCCCCACTTGGTACCCCAATTAGCATTACACCAATCGTACCAATTATCGTATCCATACTTATGTTTAAGTTCGGCAGACTTTGATTCTGTGATAGTGCAGTTCTCTGTATCTCCAATTCTTTGTGGAGATGTAGTTCCCTCAAGTTCTTTAGGCATTGGATTGTAGTATCTACAGATACATCCCAATTCTTCAATAGCATCTAAAATTTCTTGTCTTTCTTTGGTAATCTCACTACCAATAGAAATGTTGTGATAACAATGATTAGGCATAGTTATTTAGTTTTAGTTAATTCATTGACTCTCTTCTCCAAGTATTCCATATACTCAAACATAGCTTCAAGGTAGTACCTATCATCTGATTTAAGTTCTTCCATACGGAAACCTAAAAAATAATCTAACCCATCTTCGACTCTGTCGAGTAGGTCTTTCTTCACTTTAATTCTGTTTGACATAATAATTTAATTTAGTTGGTTAGTGGGATGGAGGGTTGCGAAGCCCTCTAAAGTACGCATTACCATCCCCTCGTTACAAACAAGTATAAAAAGGAGAGCCGTGTTCTGCAGTATCCATCTCGGCTGATGGAGTCTTTTGCCGACTGACTATTTACGACTCTCACTTGTTTCATATCTTGTGCAAATATATAGTATAATTTGTTTATATCCAAATTATCTTTGACATAATGGGAAATGTAGTTTAGTTACTATAGATGCCCTCCGTTTCCGTTGGGTAGTTCATACCTCCATTCAGACTCTTCACTTCTATCAGTAAAACAATCTTGCATACCAAATCCAAATTCATACTCAGATTCTGATAGTTCTCTTGCAAGTTCATCACAGAATAAATTTTCGTTATCAAAAAGATAATCTGTTATTGATGCACCTACATCCGTATACTCTTTTAGTTTCTTTTCATCAACATCAATTTCTACCTCTGCGTACTTATGGTACACAGACCTTTGCATAATTTTAATCTTCATTGTAATATAGTTTTAGTTGTAACTGACAGAGGGATATACCCTCTCATTCTAAATTGTGTACAAGCTAATTGTACCAGCATCGTACCACTCAGAGTACCATCCTCTCTTTTT